ATTAAATCTGTAAATGAGATGCATATGTTTGTAGTAGGACTTAGAAACGAATTACAAGTATTAGACTTTAAAATAAAGTTAGCAGAGTCAGATAAACTAAGAGCTATAGAAAGAGCAAGAAAATCAGAAAAACTATTAAAATGATACAACTACTAGACGGTAAGAACTATGAACACAAAGAACTATTATCTAAGATGGATGATGATTCTTTTTATTATGGAGAACTAAACAAACTAGCTTTAAGCAGTTCTTCACTTAAATTACTATTATCAAGTCCTAAGACTTATAAGCACGTTACTAAGTATGGTAATCCTGAAACACAACCATTAAGAGATGGATGGTTATTCCATACAGCTATATTAGAACCACACGTTTTCAATGCACAGATATTTGTAGATGTAGCAAGTAAAAACACTAAGGCATTTAAGTTAGCTAAAGAAGAACACGGTAGAGTGTTTACAATGTCAGAAAAGAATAAAGCTGAGAAGTTAGCAGATGCATTCTTTAGAAATGAACACGCACTTAGAATGATTACAGACTGTGAGTTTGAAGTTCCTGCAATAGGTAATGTATGTGGTTATCCATTTAGAGGTAAAGCAGATGTTCTTGGAAAAGATAGAATAGTAGATTTAAAAACTACAACAGACATAAAAGGTTTTCCTTATGCTGCTAAGAAATATGGATATGATGTTCAATGTTATTTGTACTGTTCTCTCTTTGATGTGGGATATGAGCAATTCAAATTTTTGGTAATGGACAAGGGAAGTTTAGATTTAGGTATATGGGACTGTTCAGAAGAATTTTATTTAGAAGGTAAAAGAAAAGTAGAAAAGGCAGTAGATATATTTGAAACCTTCTTTGTTAATGGAGCTGCATTAGATGATTACATATTGACAGGTACGCTTTGAAAGAACTAATACAAGACATAGACATCATAATAGATGCTATAGATATGGGAGATAGTGAAGATGCAATAAAAATGCTCCAGGAGATACAAAGAGAATTAAAAATTAAATTATTATTACTATGATGACAATGAAAAAAAGAGCTTATGATGTAGCAACTCAGGTTAGTAACCTTGCAGAGTTAAATCCATTTAACAATACAAGACAAAGAGAATATGTAGAAGCAAGAGCTTTGATCTGCTTAATACTAAATAAGTATCTTGGCATAGGATTAACAAGAATAGCTAACTTCTTCAAAGAGAATAAAAAGGATATGCACCACGCAACTGTTCTTCATTTAGTTAGAAGTTTTGATAACTACAAGTTCTACAATAAAAACTTAGACAAATGGTTAGATATAGTGGTTAACGATATTGATGATGTGGGAAATGAAAACAAAAGAATCTTAATTAAACATCGTATTAAATATCTTACTAATAAAGACATAGATGAATTAGCTCTCTATACAGAGGATATGTATAATAAAGTTTTACAAAAAGAAGAAAGTATTTAAAAATTAATTTTATTTTTCGATATATAGATATACAAAAGATTAATTAATTAATTTATATTAATTCTATGGACGGCAGAAAAAACAATGGTGGACATTCAACAAAAGGTAAAGCAGGTAGAAAACCTAAGCAAGAGGAAGTACAATTAATAGAGAAACTAACTCCCTTAGAACCTTTAGCATTTGAAGCTCTTAAAGATGGCTTAGAGAAAAAGGACTTTAAGTTTGTTCAGCTTTATTATAATTACTTTGCAGGTAAACCAAAAGAAACAAAGGATATAACTATAAACGAAGATGTACCTTTATTCATTGATTGATGTTTACAAAAACAGAAGCAGTAATAAAACTAAGACTATTAGGTAGTAGAATAAGAATAGTAAGAGGAGGTTCTTCTGCAGGTAAGACAATAGCAATTCTAATGATACTTATAGACTATGCTATTAAAAACAAGAACAAAGAAATAAGTGTAGTAGCAGAATCAGTACCACACTTGCGTAGAGGAGCTTTAAAGGACTTTCTTAATATACTTAAAGCAACCAATAGGTACGATGAGAGAAAGTTCAACAAATCAACTCTAAAGTACCAATTCAGTACAGGTTCTTATATAGAGTTCTTCTCCACAGACCAACCTGATAAATTAAGAGGAGCAAGAAGAACAGACTTATTTATTAATGAGTGTAATTAGGACAAGAAGATACTGACTTTCTTACACTAACATATAAAGATAATGATAGTCTTCCTAATTCAATAGTAAAAGAAATAGAGAAAGCAAAAGATAAAGCTAAGACCTCAACCTATTGGGCTAATTGGTGGAAAGTATATGGACTAGGAGAGATAGGTAGTTTAGAGGGAGTATGTATTCCTGATTGGAAGTACATTGATAATATTCCTTATGAAGCTAGGTTGCTTTGTGGAGGATTGGATTTTGGTTATAGCATAGACCCTAGTACGATTATATTATTGTACAAATGGAACAACGCTTACATATATGATGAGATACTATATCAAAAAGGAATGCTCAATAGAGACATAAGTAGATTTCTAAAAGACAATAGTATCACTACTCATCTTTGGGCAGATTCAGCAGAACCTAAGAGTATAAATGAGATCAGAGCTTATGGACATAAAATATCAGGAGTAACTAAAGGTAGAGATAGTGTGATATATGGAATCAACTTAATAAACCAAAATGAAATCTATGTAACCTCCAGGTCTAAGAATCTAATCAAAGAACTACAAGGATATATGAAAATCCTAATAGAGGTAGATATACTATTCAATGAAAACAATAAATTCTTTAAGTGGTGGTAAGACATCTAGTTATATAGCGGCACATTACCCAGCTGATTATAATGTTTTTTCATTAGTTAGAACAGATGATAAAAAATGTTTATTTCCAGATGCTAAAATAAGACAAGAAGTTTCAGATAGATTAGGAACTGAATTTATAGGAACACTTGAAGATGATATGATTATTTATACAATGTTAGATTTAGAACAATACATTGGTAAAAAGATTGATTGGGTTACTGGTAAATCATTTGATGAAATTATTGTAAGAAAGGATAAAAAGTATTTACCTAATGTTACGCAAAGGTTTTGTACAACTGAAATGAAATTAAAACCTATTTTTAATTGGTGGCGAAATACTATAAATAAAGTTTGTGAAGTAAGAATCGGTTTTAGAGCTAACGAACAAAGCAGAGCAAAAACAATGCTTTCAAAAACTAATAAAAATGGTAATTCAACATTTAAAACAATTGTAGGCAAAAGAAAAACACAAAACAAGTGGGCAGATATTGAATGGCAAAAACCTATGTTCCCATTAATAAAAGACAATATATATAAAGATACTATAGAAAAATACTGGAATAATAAACCAGTAAGATTTTAATTGTGTAGGATGTTTTCATAGAACACCAATTTTGTTAAAACACCTATCAGATAAACACCCTAATAAATATCAATGGTTTATAGATGCAGAACAAGATACAGGGTATAATGTTAGAACTTTTAAAAATGGTATGAACTATGAACAAATTAAAAACAGCTTTAAACAAACATCTTTATTTGATGATGATTTTAATGAGTGTGATTCTGGATATTGTGGAATATAAAAAAAGTTATTAAAATTTGTTAATTATATTAAAAAGAATTGTATATTAGCTGTATGGAAAATTTATTAAACGAAAGTGTATTAGAAAGTGGTTCAAAATTAATTGAATTTAAATCAAGAATTTCAAATATGAATAATAGACAACTAAAACAATATGTTGAAATTTTAAGAACTGAATTAACAAAAAGAAATAATCAATAAAAACAAAAATAATAACAATGGGAGGGTAAAACCTCCCTTATTTTTAGATATGAATAAACAAGACAAAAAACTAATAAAGACATTACTAAAGCTCCACAACAAAAAGGAAATATCTGCTAAGACTTGTGCTGATACAATCTTTAGAATCATTAAGAATCAATGAAAGAGATATATGTTAAAAAGATAACTGCAAGTGCTTTAGAAATGCCTGTAGAAAAAAGAAAAGAATTAATAATAGAATTAACTAAATCATTACTAAAAAAATAATTATGTATAAGAAATTCCTAAAACAAGACCCTAACAATTGGAAATGGCTAATAGCTATTCACGTTGTTGTATATTCAATAATATTAATTTTAATGATAGATTTGTAAATAATTTAGTGATGTTTGTTTTGTTGGAAAAGGGGTGGCATAGATGTTGCCCTTTTTTTTTATGTATATGTCAAAAATCCTTTAGAAATTTCGATATATATATATGAAAGTAGAATTAAACGTGCCTAATGATTTAAAAGAAATCCAACTGCACCAATACCAAAAGTTCCTAAAGCTCCAAGAAAAGAGTGTAGATGAGAAGTTCTTAGCTTCTAAGATGATAGAAGTATTCTGTGGCTTAAAGCTCACCGATGCACTTAAAATGAAGGTAGGAGATGTATATGCTATTACAGGAATACTTGGAGATATGTTTAATCAGAAACCTAAGCTGGTTAGAAAGTTTAAAATGAATGGTGTAGAATATGGTTTCATACCTGACTTAGACCAAATGAGTTTGGGAGAATACATTGACCTGGACACTTACTTAGGTGATTGGGAAAATATACATAGAGCAATGAATGTTCTGTATAGACCTATTAAACATAAGTATTCAGAAAAATATAATATAGAAGAATATAATATAGATCATCCTGAGAAGATGCAAAATATGCCAATGGATGCAGTTCTTAGTTCTGTGCTTTTTTTTTATCATTTAGGAATCGACTTGTCGAAAGCTATGATGAATTATTTGGAGGACAAACAGGAAACGAATTTAGTGCAATATCTCAATTCGGAAGCAAATGGGGATGGTATCAATCAATTTACGGACTCGCTCAAGGGGATATTAGACGATTTGAGAATATCACTAAGTTAAAGATGCACGAGTGTTTTATGATGCTATCATTTATGAAGGATAAAGCAGAAGCAGAAGCTAAACAATTTAAAAGTAAAATAAAATGAGTCAAGGAATAAGAGGTTTTTATCAATTAACTGAAACAATTAAAACACAGTTGTTATCTGATGAGAATGTAAATACTGTAACTACTGGAGATATAACAGAAATAGATTTATCTAAACAAACTATATTTCCTCTTTGTCATATAATGGTTAATAGTGTGAGTACACAAGAACAGGTACTAGCATTTAATATAACTGTTATGGCTATGGATATAGTAGATGTAGATAAAGAAGCTACTACTGATTTATTTAGAGGTAATAATAATGAACACGATATACTAAATACTCAATTAGCAGTTTTAAATAAACTTGTTATGGTTCTTAGAAAAGGTGACTTATATACAACTAAATACCAATTAGAAGGTGACCCTTCTTGTGAACCTTTCTTTGAAAGATTTGAAAATCAGTTAGCAGGATGGGCTTGTACTATGGATATACTTATTGAAAACGATATAACCATATGCGACTAAAACAAACTAAGGACATATTAAACAAATTTGCTAAGTATGTGATTCAACAATCTCGTACTAATCT